TTTGTCGTTGCAGCGTATTCTGAAGGTGTAAGAGACTTAATTGCCGCCTCCGGGAGGTATCGTTCGCCAGTTTTGCTAGACGGTTTACCACTTTTTGTCCGCCATTTCTGGTCCCCCCAAGCCTTCAAACTCTGCTGCGGCGCTTTCAATCTCGGTAGCCCCCACCTGCGGCTTTGTACTTCTTAGCTACAAGCTGTGCTTTTCTCGCGGACCATTGCCCTGCGCCTGTGCCATGAGTAGCTGCGGCTTTAACCTGAGCGACAATCTTCTTGCGAAGCCCCGGTTTGGTGTAATTACCTGCCGCATTCACCTTGCCACCTTCAGCGTACTGATCAAAATCAGTGTTATCCCGCCTAGCTTTACGCTTGGCAGTTGGCATTTTTGAGGGCGAAATCGCCCCCATCCCGCGAGAGGGCATCATCTCAGCAAGCCTTACCGCCGTAAGCCATCTTCTTCATCTTAGCCATACCACCTTTAGCCATCTTGATTTGTTTACCTTTGGTTTTACCCTTGGTAGCAACACCGTCACGGCTAGGAGCAGCAGTCTTAACAGCGCCCATTTTTGATGGGGCTACGCCACCACCCATATTCATCTTTTTCATCGTAAATTCCTTTCCTACAGATTGAGGGACACCAACTTTCTTCGCAAACTTGGGGTTATGTGCTACGGCTTGCATGAACCTTTCTTGTTTGTCGCTTACCGTGGGCATTAACGCATCATCCCACGAGTTTTACCACGCTGTGCAATACCGTCAGCACGTTTAGAAGCAGAACCTACCTTGCCACCTTTTTTAGCGGTGTAGGTATCTGTTTCTTCCATTTCAAACTCTGCCTTTTTTACAGGCTTGGGTTTGGGTTTTGGCGCAGGCTTTTTAGGTTTATTTAAGTCCGGCTCGTACTTAGATGTTTCCATATCCGGGGGGCTAGGCACGTTTCTATTCGTTGACATTTTTGTCACCCTTTCTTAGCAAGCGCATCAATCTTTGCTTCAAGCCGTTCAAAGCCTGTATCAAAGCGTTCCATAATCTTTTCAAGGTCTGCACGAACCTCTGCACGAGTGATGTGATCACGAGCGATTTCCTCCCTCGTTTTGTTGAGCAGAATCTGAATACGTTTCTGCTCGTCGGATGCGTTTTTAAGCATCAACATGACCAAGGCCACGAAAAATGATGTAACCAGATTCCAAACCAAGACGCCAGTATCCATTTAACATTTCCAAGCGCGTAGACTTTTATTGATACGACTGTTTGGGTCATTAGCAGTCTTGGCACTCGTAAGTTTCTTCTTCATGCCTTTCATCCGGGCACAGAATGAATCCCTGCGTGACCCACCTTCCGGCTGCGGGGGTTTGAGTCCGGGTTTCCCCGGATTAGCTGCGTTGTACGAAGCTCGCCCTTTGGCGTTCAAACCACCTTTTGGGTTCTTGCCTTCCTTGCGCTGCCACGCCGGAGATTTAGCCATAGAACACCGTCACTTTTGCATTTGACAGGGTTGCATACGCACTAGTAATACAGCGCACACCTTCGGCAGGAATAACTACGTTGAAGGTTTCTCCGCCAGCGATTGTGTTGATGGTAAACACCGTCGTACCGCCCGACCCACCATCTTTAATAATCACACTCCCGGCAGAGGCTCCCGGTTCAACAACCAACCCGCGAACACGGGTTGGGTACGCACTAATATCCCCAGAGGCTGCTAACGATATAGCTTTAACGTCTGTTTGCATAGCCATAATTGGCCTCCGTCATTAGACGTTTTGCTGACCGAGGTATGGATCAGTGACGTAGTACAGTATTTGTCCAGAAGCAGTACCGCCCGTGGGTGCGTCGCCTGTCGTAGCACCAGCAGTGATTTTGACCATTTGGGTAGCAGACATAATCGCCCCCATGTCGTCACCAGCAGTTGCCGTAGACCAATCAAATACTTGTTTACCTGCGTCAGCATCACCCGCAGCGATTAAGCCGTTAGGATCAGAAGCAGAAGTGTCAGAATAACCAATCCAGCCCATATCAAAAGTAGGTGTCGTTCCACCTGTACCAGCAGCGTTGATGTTAACTTGAACAACAACTGCGCCAGCAGGGAGAATTACCGGGGCTGTATTAGAAGAAGAAATTTGAACCGCTGTCGTATCAGCAGCAGTCGGGTCAAAATAAAACTGGGCCACCATAAGTCCGGTGCCACAGTATGCGGTGCGAGTTTGATCGCCGCCGCCAGATCGCCAAATCGATTGGGTCGTTGAGACTGCCATGATAATTCCTTATGCACAAGTCGCTTGCTAATCGGTGCATCGTCTGCTGGGACAGTTTAGCAAGCTGGTTTCCCAGATAGCCTGTTTATATCAGGTTGTTGATGCGGGGTCAATAAGCTTATTGGATTTCAACAAATTCTCCTGTCGAGGGATAACACGAAGATTCCAAGGTACATGCAGCCCACACACAACTTCAGAACGCAAAGGAACAATGTGATCCACCACATATTGCTCTCCAGTTGTTTTAGTCATAGTTATTGCGATCTGATAAAGCTGGCGTATTTTTGATTTTTGTTGTTGGGTTAGCCATATGGGGGTAGCCAGTCTATGTTTTCTCCGACGAGCTTTAGTGTCAGCCCGCACCCATACAGTATTACGTTCTTTCCAAGCTTTTTGATACACCCGTTTAACTTCTAACGGGCGGGTGGCCGCAGCTTGTATAACTTGTTCTTTATTAGCCTCATACCATTCGTTCTTACGATCTTTGACGTCCTCTCGTTTGTTGTATTCCCGGAAGTAGTCTGCGCGTTTTTCAGCCGCCTCTTTCCATTCAACCTTTAAACACTCGACACATGCGCCTTTTGTTTTACGCGGGGCTAGATGCCCGTGCTTGCATGGCTCGCCTGTGAAGTAATACTTAGCGCCAGTATCTTTGGCTTCTTGGCGGGTTTTGGGTAAGTTCGTGGTGTCCATTTCATCTCCTGTGACTTAGTAACGGGTAATGTATCACAGAAGTTTGAAAAAACAAAAAACCCCGCCGAAGCGGGGTTCTCTGCGCTAAGTGCTTGATTTATATCAGGCGCCTTGGCTTCCATAGATCCCAAGGGGATCAGAAACGCCGAACGAATAACGCTCACGAGCTTTGTAGCGAACGTTTCCGGTGTCGAAGTCTCCATCCATTGAATTTTGTAACGGTGTGCGTACAAAATGCTTCAGGCCGTTAGGAACATCGGTCGTCAGGAACCAAGCGTTGGTATCGGTCAAGAAGTGATTAACCGTATAACCTTCGGGGATCGAGCCGTTGTTCTTCAGGGCGTTGATGTCGTTGTCGTTAGTACCGACACGAAGTTCGGTTTCCAACAGGCGAGTTGCCACGAACATCAAAGCAGGAGGAACGATAAGCTTGCGGGGTTTAGCAGCGATCAAAAGCCCACGTTCATCGGTCCACGCAGCAATCTGAATCACTGCATTTTCCAACGAGGTTTCGTTAAGATCCACGCCCGTAGCGGTCGTGTTGCTGTTGGTGCCACCGGAAACCAGCGGATGTGCTGTAGAGAACAAAGTCTGACCGTCACCGTAAGTTACGGTAGAAGCCCAACCGTTGTTCAGAACTGCTGCTGCCTTCACCTCTTTGGTGTAAGCCATCGCACGAGCAAGTGACTTGGTGTAACGAGCAGACAAGCTGTCGTACAGATTATCCTCAATCGCTTCTTCAGTGATCGAGAAACCAAGTGCAATGGTTTCGTGCGTATAGCGAGCAGTCCAAGCTTCCTGCGCGTTGTCATAAGCGATTGCGCTACCTTCGTTTTTAACCGGGGCAGCACTAAAGCCTGACAGCTTGGTTTCCTCTTCAAAGGAACGCTCAGAAGATTCAGTTTCGTAAATCTCTTTGTGTTCCTGCCCATAACGAGCATACTCCAGACCGAACAATGCGTTCAAGCCGGGGAGAAGCTCTTTCAGTAGTTGTGCGCGTGAAATAGCCATTTAATTTCCCCTATTACAGTCCGGTTGGGTTGTAGTAGGCATGACCACCATCCACGACAGATCCTGTTACGTTCGGTGCATTGAACTTAACAATAGCTTCAGGATAGTAAACAGTGCCACTATAGGTAAACGCCGTATCCGGCACCAAGTCAACAATTCGCAAAGGCAGCGTTGCCGTTACAGCAGCGGAACTCAACAGGATGCCCTGCTGCGAATCGCCAGTCGTAGTATTGAGGGTGTTAGCCACCAAAGCTACGTTGTTGTTAACGTTGGTGTAGGTCAGGCCCGTGGTCGTTGAAACAACCGTTGTACCTGTCACTACGGCAACTTGGAACAACTGATCAGGATCTTCGCAAACATAAGCGTAGATAAAGGTGTTTGCCTTTACCGAAGTGCCGCTAGTCCACGATTGTGACCAAGTCGGTTGACCTGTAACAGAAGAAACAAACTGACATCCCAAGAACACACCAGCAAAGCCAGTGGCGGGGCCAGTCGTTGTTTCCGTGGTTACTGCGATGGTGCCGTCGTTAACAAACTTGACAGGGTCACCGAAACCAATGCTAGAAGCACCGGATGCGATACGACGCTGACGAGTTGCCCCGGCGAACACCTGACCGCCAATCAGATTGATTGGTTTCAAGCCATAAGGCTTGTCGATAGTCGGGTAAGCCATTTTGGATTAACTCCTACGATTGTTGATTACCGCGTCCAAACGTCACCGACGACTTGCGCTCTGAAAACAGAGGCATCCGTGGATCATTCTCGCGCATGAAATTGTTGTCAACAGAACGCATCTGAGCTTCGGCCTGCTGTTGATAAAACGCATTCCGCTGCTCGACCATTTCTGTCGGCGTTTTGCAAAGCATCAAGCCGCCTACGACTATGTTGTCCTTATAACGCTCGATGTCGTTATCAAGATACATAGAAATCTCAGGATGCTCGTTAGCTTTAACAGGTTCCCAGCCTTCGCGTAATTTGGATGACACGTTACGTGGATCAGCTTGACCCATCGTGCTTACACGAATCCAACGGTATTTATATCCCGGTTCAGGCGCAGGGTCAGGCAGTAACGTGGGTGGTGCCCAGCTACGAGGACGCTCTACTTTATCGCGGGTACTTAGATCACGGTTGTTTCGATTATCAGCCATTTTGTGTCATACCTTCCGCCACTTTCCGGGCATAAAGTTCCAAAGGAATCTTAAACTTCTTAGCAAGTGCCACTTGAGTCTGTGTCAGCGTGATTTTCTTTGGCGCAACGCTGCGACTTGCCGGGGCTACAACATTACTGCTCGTCCGTTTCTGTTTTTCCTCTGATCTTCCGCGCTCATCAGGAAAATGTTCAGGGAACTTACTACGTAGTGTCGTATTGATTACCTCGTAATACTGCTCTGAGGTAGGATCAATGCCTTCTTCGACTAACTGCTCGTGCAGCCCCAGAGTGAAGGCAGTCATGGGCCGGTTAGGTCCAAACCACTGATTTTGCTTTCGCCATGCAAGTGCTTTGGAATCCGGCGCATTATCTGAAGCGGATTGTGGTTGCATGTTTACAGGAATTTCTCGTTCCTGTAAAGGGGCTGGTGTGAAGTTAAGAACTTTATCCAACCGCAATTTTGCTTGGGTTAATTCTTCCTGCGCTGCAACAATCTGATCAGGATCAAATGACTCGTATGCTTCCTTGTATTTTTTACGCGCTTGATCCAGCGCCATTTCAGCGTTGTGTTTAGCTGTACCTACAAGAAGTGTCGTGTGGTCGCCCAGATTTTTCTTAAGATGTTTATTCTCTTCAATAATCTGCTGAGCAAACTTCAGCGCCTCTTCACGCTCTCGCAAAGCTGCTTCTTTAGCCCGACGTTCATCGTGGTAACCATGCGACAGTTTCTTAATACGTTTCTGCACACCTTCGTCGTATTTAGAAAGCTCGTCATCAGTTACTTCATTGACAGGCTCATCAAGCGGTTTACGCCCTTTATCCTGTTCTGGAGTGTCATCAACGACTTCAATTTCAATTTCAAAATCGTCGTTTTTACCCTTGGCTTCTTGTTTAGTTTCCTGTTCATCGGGAAACTTAAATTCAGTTTTTTCCATATGTCACCTCACGCACGTTGAATGCCACGGGGATCTTCCACCACAGCTTCGACGGAATCATCATTAATAATCCGAAACTCGCGGTCGTGAATCTTGATGCGAGTGCCGGTGTTGGCGCGAGTAATAATAAAATCACCTGCTTTACACCACGGTCCTGTTGGGAACCTGCTCTGATCTGCGTATGCCATATCACCCAGTGCTACGACAAAGAGCACGTTACTCAGTAACTCTTCATATTTAACCGTTGCGTCTGCTTTAATAAGCCCGCTATCAAACTTATTTTCAATGTTAGGCAGAGTACAAAGAATCTTATACCCCTTAACAATCGGCAGTTGCTTGGCTTTTTCTTGAATATCTTCAATCACAGCTTGAGCTGTATCAGTCATTTTCAAATTCCTCATAACGTTGCACAAGGTCTTGTACTTCTAACCTTGCACGGCGTAGACCTTGGATTACGCCGCACAAATTTCGATATTCAGCAAAGTCTTTAGCCGATCCTTCAGCCATTGCATCGCTTACTTCTCGCTCTCGTTCTTTGAGTCTGTTAAATAAGTGATCTAGCATCTGCCTCTCATGGGTCATTAACTGCCGCCTTTCATGCGTGATTTAATAAGATCAAGCTGTAGCTTGCGTTCGTTCTGTTGATTCTGGTTCTGAAGACGTATGCCTTCTTTCTGTGCTTCCACAGCAATTCGCTGCTGTTCAACGTTCAACCGCTTTTCAGCAATCTGTGCATCAATAGAATCTTTCTGCGCCTTGCGCTGCTGCTCCATACCCTTGATCTGCAACTCCTGCTGCTGCATCTGAACCAGCGGATCTGCGGACATCTGCTGTGCTTGAGCTTGCGCCGCTTGAGCTTGATGTATCTGGAGCACTTGTTGAGCAGCCTCGGCAACATATTTAGCCATCGCCAACTCTTCAGCTTCAGACACCTCTTGCTCAGGTCCGGGCAACGGTGCACCAACACGCTGCTCAATTTCTTGACGGTATCTAAACCCTAAGTGCTCGGCAACGTGAGCCATCATCGCGGCCTGCATCTGCTGCGCCATCGGGTTTTGCCCTATGGTCTGCATGATGCTTGGGTCTTGCAAGAAGGTCATATGTGCTGTGATATGCGCTTGATGATCCTGATAGATAAACGCTTTTAGTGGAGTGCCCTTGAGCACATTCATGTTCTCGGTTATGGGGTCTTTGGGCTTCTGATCATCCGGCAGGGGTACTAATTTATCGGCGTTAGGGATACCCAACACATCCAACATCTGCCTGTGTAGGCGGGGCATGTCATATAACTGAGGCGCACCTTGCGCTAGTTGTAAAGCGGCTTGATACTGCACAACCCGCTGAGCCATTGTCGAGGCGTTGGGATCAGACACAGGAATAACTTCTACAATATCGTAGTCCTCAGCCTTAACCTGCGGGGTGCCATCCTGTGGCACGTAGCTGTAATCAGGTGAGGTGTACTCCCTGATAATTTCTTTGAGCAGCTTGAACTCTTCTTTCATCGCTGCATGGATGCGAGCCTGCACAGCACCCATTGTTTTTAACTGCCGCTCAAGCAGAGCCAGCGTTGTACCCACCGGAGCCTGACTCGACATATCGCTGATCTTCATATCAGCCATACCACTGAGCCGTCGCGCTTCTTCAGTGATTTGATTAAGTAAAGCGAGGAGTGTTGCGCTGGGTTCTTTATAAGGCAACGGCAGAATGTTGTCTCTGATCGCACCCCCCGGCACGTCCACATCTCGCCATTCACCCGGAGCGATAGGCGTGTCATCGCCTTTGATCCGCAGCCCACGAGCCTTTAACCCACCGGGAAGATTAGATAGCGACCCTGCATCCACCAACTGACGGATCAGCATAGTGCCTGCCGTGGCGTAGCCACCAATAACATGAATCAACCCAAAGCCATAAGCCCCAAAGCCGGGGATGTACATATAGTGTACGAAGTGCTGACGCGCACGTTTCTGAGGGTCATCTTCTCTATAGTTTCGCCGTATGGCTAAAACTTTACTAGTGCCTTTATCAATTGTAATGACGTAAGGTAATGGTAAATCTTCTTCATACCCCGGTAAGTCATATTCAATATGTACTTCACATATTTGATAGCGTTCGTCTTTAGTTTGCTCAACGCCTTCTTTTTGTGCTTTAGCTTTTTCAATATCAGTTTGATTTGCAAACGGATCACCAAGATCAATATCTCGATAAAATCCACTATGCTGCAACCGTTTAATATCGTTTTTAGTTTTACGCATCATATGCGTAAGACGATCTGTACGGCGTATATTAGTTACGCCGTATGGAAGAATGACATCTTCCGCAGGAATATAAAATGAAACCTGTCGTTCTAACGACGGATCATAATAAACTTTTTTAAATGACGAGCCTGCTAATGCAACGCCCCATAATGCGCGTTCGTGCTCTGACCTATATTCCGGCATTTTATCGGTTAGCTGATAGTTCATATCAGCTTTTACTCGTTTACCCGCTTCTTCAATTTCAGGGGTAAACTGTCCAATAATCTGTGTTTTTACAGGTCCACCTGCCGGAAACGTCTCCATAATAGACTCGCTCTGGAAACGAATCGCTGCTTCAGTCAGCAGCGTAGAGAACACACCACACGCACCATCCCAAGGCTCAGTCACCTCGTCATAACGTAGCCCAAGGACATCCAGCCCTTTTACATAAGTATCAACCCAATCTTTGCGTGAGTTAATATCTGCCTCAATTAACTCCAACACGTCGCTGGCGATTTTCTGCAAATCGCTTTCTTCCATGAACTCGGCTAGATTGGAATCAAACGCTTCTTCCTCGTCGTCACTCCCCGGCTCGATCTCAATCTCAACCCCACCCATACCAATCGTTACGGACTCAGGGTCTTCAATCTCAATCTGAATAGGCGCTTCTTCAAGTGCCAAAGATTCAAGCCCTTCCGGGGCGCTATATAAACTCTTATCAATAGCCATGATCTGTCCTAACCTAAGTAATAGCCGCGTTTCTGCCCACGGAAGCCTCTAAAGTAGCGAACATCGTCAGGCTCATCGTTTGGCAATGAAATAAACCCACCCTGCCTGAACCGCAACAGCGCCTGTGTCATCGTATCCACGTAGTCATCATGCTCCCCAACCGGGAAAGCTGCAACTTCTTCAATGACTTCTCTGGCCCAGCGCGTATCAGGAGCCCAGACTTTACCACTGGCAAATATATCTGCGACAGAATTAACGCGCACATGTTTGTCGTTACCCCGTGATGGGCTGAACTCCTGTATTGGCACCCCTACACGCCGCATTTCTTGTATAAGCGGAGCACCTGCCGCTTTCTTTTCAATCACAACGGCATCAGGTTCATACTCTTTATACATCTCCATCGCTCGTTCTTTGAGCTGCGGAAAATTCATTCGAGATTTAAAAGCATCAATTAAAATAATATTGGGCGCACCACCATCTTCGTCGTTATACCAAATACCCCACGTCGTACAGGCGGTATAGTCCGAAGAAGTTTTTGTTTCATGCGCCGTATCCCACGACTGAATAATATATTCACAGCGTGGAGGGCTTTCGTGCTCCCACACTTTCCACATATTACGTTGAATAACCGCAGCCGCATCGCTTGTGGGCTGCTGCATATATTGGGCCTGCCAATATCGCGGGTCCATGCCCGCACGTTTTGCTTTTAACTGGTCTAACGGCCATTGCTCAGGCCACAGACTCTTTTCGTTTTCTTCACTCTCATTCAATATAGCTGGGAGTTCTACAATCTCCCACGGATCTGACTCTGGGTTTTTAATCTGATAATCAATTAAACGCCCTGTTAAATCAACAAGACTCCATCGAGTCATAATAACGATAATAGCGCCCCCCGGCATTAAGCGTTGTAGTGGGCCTGTCTGAAACCATGACCATGCCTGATCAAATGTCAGGCGTGAATTAGCCTTTATGTCCTGTTCAGAATGAGGATCGTCAATAACAAACAGATCAGCACCACGCCCAGCCAGAGCGCCGCCAACGCCAACAGCATAATATTGACCTCCAGCTCCGGTAGACCATTTTCCGGCAGCTTTTTGGTCTTCTGCGAGGGCTGTTTTTGGAAAAA